CCGCTCCAGTAGCGACGGCTTAGTGGCAGCGCTTAGCACAGCACGGGCATACTCCAGTGCAACGATGTTAAGCGCCACGTGGAAGATGCCGGGATTGACTTTACCGCCAGTCGCATCGCTGCAAACCCTGGCCGCATAGGAGAACTCATCTCGCATGGTCTCGGGCATAAGCATCAACAGCTCCTCATCCGTCGGCCCCTGCGGCTCGGGCTGGGCCAGCGCGGCGCTCGGTGGGGGCATCAGTAACTCAGCAAATGTGGGCTGACGTGCCGGCTCTGGCTGGGCCAGGGCGGCAACAGCAGCCTTCAGCCCCCGCAGCTCGCGGTAGATGAAGTAGTCCTCGGGGTCGTCGTAGTTCAGATCTAGCGCCTGGTCCACAGCCGTTTGAGCAAGAAACAGCAGGCGGTCAATCAGTTCGCGGTCAGTCATTTGGTACCCTCCCGCTCATTAGCAAAATCCAAGTCGTAATCCTTGCTTAGCTTCACCATGTCCTCGGTTGTGCGGTATTCATTGAAGGCAAGCTGACAGGCGCCCCGCATGATCAGCTTTTCGGTCATGCCAGCGGCTCCAAGGACGCTTTCAAAGACCTTGAACCAAGCATGAACTGAGCAGTCATCCATGTCGGCCTCCCAGGTGGTGGTCATCTCGCCGGGTTCGTCAACGGATCCTTTGCGGTAGGGCTCGTCGGTGAGCTTGATTTCGAGTTTCACTAGAACACGTCCTCTTCGACCTTGACGCGCGGCAGGAACTCAAACCGTTGCACGCTCAATACGTGCTTGCGGCGTTTGGTGCCAGTGTCTTTGTCCTGCCATTCCTGCATCCGCAGGTTGCCAGATACAAAGATCGAATCACCTTTCTTCAGCTTGTCCACGATGATCTCAGCGGTCTTACCCCATGCTTCAACATCAATCGCGTTGTTGATATATTCGCCGTTTTTTCCTTTGCCTTCCTGAATGCCACCGCCGAAGTTGCAAACCATAGTGCCGCTTTCAAATGCTTTCAGCTGTGGATCGCTGATGATGCGGACGATGCCGGATGCGTAGAGACTCATGGGTTGATCGGTGTAATGGAGTTGGATTCTTCAAAGGCCAGCACGTCAGCCAGCGGATACTGCACCCGCGGCGTGCCGGCTGGCGTAGCGAGGCGCGGCAGGGTCACATAGCGTGGTCCCGAACCGCGCGCACGCTGGCCTTTGATCGTGCTCGGCTTGACGCCCCATCGGGCGGCTAGTTGCTCAGTGGTCAGGTACGGCTCAGTCATCATCAAATGCGCCTAAGTCAGCTGGTACGGTCAGCTCAGCCTCGCGGCTGAGTGCCAGCTGCATCAACTGCTCATTCTGCTCATCGCTCAGGTCACCCTTGCGGGCCTCCATGCGTGTGGTCACCTTGGCTAGGTCGTCCATGGTCTTGGCCTTGGCAATGGCAGCCTTTCCAGCAGAGAACAGCTTGGCATCACCGGCAGGCGCCGGCACTGCCGCCACTGTCACCGGCTCGATCGCCTGCTGCTCCATCTCATCGGTGCTGTAGACGCCGCTGAGGTTGGCGGGGAATGCCTTGCGCAGTGCCAGCGCTTCAGAGCACTTGGCAATCATCGCGGCTGGCATCTTGCTCCACAGGCCCTGGCCGGCGTTGTAATCCGCGAACCGGGCCACGCCGGTGAATGGATGCGACGAACCCTTGCGCCAGATCGTGGTCTTAGCGGCTGCCGGTGGCTTGGCGCTGATCCACACGTCCGACCACTGGCCATCGTCTCCGCACCATTCCGTGTGGCTGCCGTCCAGCTCGCCGGTGCGCTCAGCAATGGCGCGCAAGCCGTCAATGCCGGCCTGAATGGTCATCTTGCCGCCGCGCTTGATGGCGTAGATCTGCTTTGAGAACGGATCCAAGCCAGTGCGCTGGCAGGCGTAGGCGAACAATCGCAGCTCATCGCTGCTACAGCCGGGCGCGATGGTGGTAGCGATCAGCTGCGTCTGCTCTGGTGTCCAGAGCGCAAGGGAGCTAGAAGTCATCAGATGTGATAGTGTCAGAGGTCTGCAGTGCCCACCGCGGCAGGCTGATGGTCTGCGTGCTGTAGCCGGGCCATTCGCTGATCGCACGGCAGTCGGCGATGGTGTCTAGGTTCTGCCGCCGCAACACGATCGCATGATCCATGGCGTCGTTGTCCAGCTCGTAGACGCCGACCGCGAACGGATAGGTCTTCTCGACTGCGATGAACACAAACCGCCGCGCATAGGTGCCGGCCTGATAGTGGTCGGCCTGTACGTGATACCGCCAGTGCGCCACCGACCTGGCAAAGCCGGCAGGGCTGGCATCGGTGGTGGTCTTGAGATCTACCAGCGTGTCAGCGGTCATCCAGTCCGGGCGGCACTTGCAGCGCAGGCCGCTGATCGTGTCATCCCACCAGAAGGACTGCTCGGCCTTGCCGGTCTTGAGCAGCGCAGCAGCATCAGGATGGCTGCGCACGCTGGCGCTCATGGCCATGGCCTGCTCCATGTCGGCGGCTGACACCGGCTCGATACCAGCGGCCTCCATCTCAGCAGCAGCGGCCTTGCCTTCCTTGGTGCGGCGATCGGGCGCAATGCCGTAGCGCGCGCTTAGCTCGTCAGGCTCCAGCACTGCGCAATGCACAAGGGTGCCAAGGCGCATGGCTGCAGTAGGCGGCACCACCGGGCGGTTCGGATCAATGAACCGCTTCCAGTAGTGATAGGGACTGGCGGCAACTGCGTGCAGGTGGCTGGCACTGATCGCCGGGTCGGCGTGGTAGTCGGCGTTGCTGGTCATGCGTTACCTCGCGCCTGGCGGTGAAGGAACGTCTGCGGGCCGTAGCACTGCTGCAGCTCCGGGAATGCCAGCAGCAGGCGCTGGCGGTTGCTGGGGTCAGCGTGAAGCCCAGCATCAGCGAGGCGCCGCATGAAGCCACCGCCGTATGCGATGGCAGCCTGGAACGTCCAGTAGGAATCAGAGGATGTCATTTGCGGATGTAGGACTGCGTGCCGGAGTGAGTGGCAGGTGGAATGTCGGCGGCCTGAATGCCAATGAATGCAGCAGTGGCCGCGGCGATCAGGAAGCAGATGGCGTTGCTCATGCCAGCACCTTGCGGACGGCGTAGCGGCTGCAGCACAGCCGATCAGCAATACACCGCTGGCTCATGCCTTGCTTGTGCCAGCGGCGGATGCGCTGCTCACGGCTCTCGGTGAGCCAGAGGATGACGGCTACCACCAGCAGCAGAGGCAGCAGCAGGTAAAAGATTGGTTCCATGGTTGGGTTCGCAATGAAGGCGGGACTCTCGCCCCGTGCAACCATCGTACACCCTGTGTATCCCCTGTCAACCGTGCGCCGTCGCATTGGTTGCTCGACGTGCTGCCATGCGCTGCCGGTTGACCTCCCGGCCAGCGGGCGACCGTTTCCAGCACTGCGAGCACAGCGGCGCGGTGCGCTCAGATCTCACCAGTCGGCCGCATTGGGTGCACGGTTGTGGGGCGTCCGGGTCGGGCAGTCCTGCAAGACGACGGCGCCACCGGGCCGTGCGTGCCCTGCTGGTGTTGGCCATGGTCAGTCCCCCATGGCGTCGAGCTGGGCGGCCAGCGCCTGCTGCTGGCGCTCCACCAGATCCGACAGCCGGGCTGCGTGCCGGGCAGTGCGCTGGAGCCGGCGCAGGGCCGCTCCGGTATCAGCCACCGGCTGTGGCGTCCACCCGTCCAGTAGGGCGTCCACCCGTGCGTCTGTGTCGTCCACCTCGGCCAGCAGGGCGTCCACCTCGGCCAGCAGGGCGTCGGTGTCGGTGGTGGGGGTGTGGTCCATGGCGTGGCGTGTGGCCGGTGAGTGGGGATCAGTGGAGGGGCCCCGCAGGGCCCCGGGCGGTCACCCGCGGGTGACCGTGTAGCCGTGCGCCTCGAGGAGCGCGATGGCGGCCGCGATCTCGTCCACCGGTAGCGCCGGCCTGATGGCCGGTGTGTCGGCCAGCTCGGTGGCCAGCCCCCGGTAGAGCCGGGCATCGCTCTCGGCCAGATCCCGGAGGGTGGCGCGGAGCGTGTCGGTGATGACGCCCATGAGTGGTGGTGCGTAGGACTCCCTCATTGTGCGCCAGATCGTCACCACACGGAGCGGCACGTCTGTTGATACGCACGTACCAAAATCAACCAGACCCGTTGCGTTGCAGTCGGTCTCAGCGGCGTGTGCCGGTGACGTAGTGGCATACATAAGAACGAACTGGCACACACGCTGCACACGGGTTGGGCCTCAACTGGCACAAGGGCCGCCTGATTAGGTAGCGCAGCTATACCAAAACCAGCCCAGTGGTACAACTGTGCTACCGCTTAAATACATTGCGACGCAAGCGATCTCGCGAAATGTATCCGCGTAGACATGGGGAAAACTTGATTTCCACAGGTGTCACACTCGGTTGCGTTACATCGCGCCACAATCGGGGGTGAACGCACGTACTACCGGGCTAGACCCGTTGCGTTGCAGTCGATCTCATTGATAAGTAGTACGCGCGCATCATCAACCGACCGCGCGACACCAGCAATGCCGCCTGCTGCCTGCACCGCCTCCAGCCATTGCCGCTGCTCCGGGCGGAGCCGGCCCGTGGCGCTCTTCACCTCGATGCTGGTGAACACAGCCACCTGCTGACCCACCATGTCCGGCGTGATCGTGCGCGTGGTCCACCCGATCAGGTCAGCACTGCCAACCGCCAGGCCAAACGTCACCGGGCGGCCATGCTGGTCCCGCAGTGTGCCGGTGTTGTTGCGGTACAGGCGCACCGGGCCGCGGCTAAGGGCAAGGCGGATGCGCTGCTGGATCTGTTGCTCGGTCAAAGAGACAACCCCATTTGTGCGCCATCCATGCGGTGCTGCGCCATCTCAAAATAAGCCGGGTCACGCTCAATGCCAATCGCGTTAAAGCCTTCGCTAAGCGCAGCCTTAATGGTGGTGCCGCTGCCCATGAACGGGTCGAGCACCGTGCCGCCGGGCGGAGTGACCAGGCGGCACAGGTAGGCCATCAGGTCGAGGGGTTTCACCGTGGGGTGCGTTACTCCTTGGCGTTCCGCGCGGGTGGCCTTGGCGGTGTAGAAGAAGCGAGCGGCAGAACCGCCGTTGTCGTCGTGGCCGCGTACGCCACCGCTGCCGCCAAAGTTCGTGTTGACGCCTGACCGTTCGCCGCGTTCAGCAGACTTCGCCGCCGCCGTCTGCGGAAACAACCCCACCACCTCGTCGCTGCCGTCGTGAATCAGGTTGGCGGGCCAGCGGCCTGCCGCCGTGCGCCCATCAGCATCCTCCGGCATCCCGACTGCGCTCATGTTGAGGCTGTTGCCGCCGGCCTTGTTTCCAGCTGGCGGGTTGTAACGCTGCTCCGTCCCCACCCTGCACCCATCGACGTTGATCGCCCCGGTGCCGTGCTCCAGCACGTTCGCGGCCACGGTGCCGGTCAGCGGTTTGCGGGCAACGGTGATCGGCTCCAGGGCGGGCTTTAGGGCGGTGCCCCAGCCGGCCCACTGCTGGGCTTCGAGGGTGGCGGGGGCGGTGATGGACAGATCCTTGGTACATCCGATCGCGGCGCCTTCGTCGCTTGCGGCGGCAGCGCGGCCCTTGTGCTTGCCCTTGGCAGCGGTTCCCCCGACGGTGTAACTCCCCACCACCTCCCGCTCCGCACCCGCCGGCTTGTCAATCGCCTTGCTCACATCCAGCGACTTCGGAAACCCCGATCCGTAGACCCAGGCGATCATGTCCCTGATCTCGAAGCCCGCATCCTCAATCCGCACCGCCATCCGGTGTTGCGTCCTGGTGCCAGCGAAGGCCAGCAGATGCCCGCCAGGCTTCAGCACCCGCAGGCACTCGGCCCAGATCGCCACGCTGGGCACGTCGTAATCCCAGCGCTTGCCCATGAAGGCCAGGCCGTAGGGCGGATCTGTCACCACAGCATCCACGCTGGCATCGGGCATGGTGCGCAACACTTCAAGGCAGTCGCCTAACAGGAGTTCGCTCACGCCAACAGCTCCCTAACCCGTGCCTTACCGCTGCGCAGGCTCCTGGCTGCCATGACGTGCCGTGCCCAGCCGGCGGGGTTCTTCATGTTGCGGCGGCGGCCGATGGCGATGAGTTCGTCGAGGGTAGCGGCACTGCCCTGCTCCCGCTTGCGCTCACGGGCGGCAACCTCAACCAACTCACCCTCAACCTGCTTCAGCTCGCGCACCTCAGCGGCAAACGTATGCCCGCACTCGCCTGAGGGCAAGGCGGATGTGCTGCTGGATCTGTTGCTCGGTCACGTCATGCAATAGCCAGACTCGCAACCATCTTGCTCCTCCACCCAAGATGGAAACAACCCAAGCTGATCTGGGATCGCAACAGACAATGGCTTGCATCGCCCGCTTATGAAAACCTGATCTTTGCCAATGGTTGCGCGCTTGGCGTTCAGCATTTCTTCAAGCTGAATCACGCGCTCAAATAAATCTGGCCGTTCTTGCCTCATCGTGATCCATTGGTCGGTGGTTTTGTATGGGCAAAACCAACACGACGACTTCGGCGGCTGCGGGAGGCCGGCCTCGCGCACTAGGCGCAGGCAGTCGCTGCGGCTTAGGCCTAGCTCAATGAGGGGATAGGCAGATGTGTAGCCGTCGTCCTCGCGCGATGGCGTAGCTCGATGCGGCTCATCGGTGCTGATGCCTTTGCCAAGAATGCAACCAGGTGCGTGCTTGCGGATCCACTTGGCAATCGGCTTGATCTTGAAGTGAACGGTGCAGTTTCGATTGCCGGGAGCGCCGTTGGACATGCGCACAGGTATGTCAATGGAGCGGATGGGGCGCAGCAGCTCTTGGTAGAGATCTACCGGCGTGCCATCGCGGCGCCGGCGCTGCAGATCGACCCACTCGATGCCGTGATCTGCGGCATAAGGCTTTAACGCCTCAGCGATGTAGTGGATGGTGCGGGGATCTTCGGCATTGTCCCCAACGTTGGCAAAGATGAACGTGCGATAGGGGATGCGGCCTTGAGCAGCTAGCACCAGGCAAGCAGTGGATTGAACGCCGCCGCCGCAAGAAAAGATGTGTGTCGTCATCCGCCTTGCCTCTTAAGCAACCTAGCCTGGTACACCCGCTCCGCCCAGCCGCGCCTGTAGCCGCGCTGCTGCGCTAGCTGGCGGAGGTCGTCGAGGCTCTGCGCGGTGCCTTGTTGGCGTTTGCGTTGGCGGGCGGCCATTTCCACCAGTTGCCCATCCACCTGCTCCAGCTCGCGCACCTCAGCGGCAAACGTATGCCCGCACTCGCCGCACACCCGCGCCTGGCTGGCCATTGCGGCGTAGCACTTCGGGCAGACCTTGACCGATGGCGCCTTCTCGCGGTCTTGCTTCTTGAGCCCCTCCAGCGTCCACTCGCGCGGCTCCAGGTGGTGCCCCAGCCGCAGGCAGTTGCCTACATGGTCGAGCACCACAGCCACCTTGCTGCCGGATGGCCGCAAGCACCGGCCGATCATCTGTAGGTGCAGCCCCACGCTGGCCGTAGGCCGCAGCAGGATGCAGCCGCCGACGCTCGGCACGTCCACGCCTTCGCCAATCAATGCGCAGCTGGTGAGCACCTTGATGCGGCCAGTGCCAAGGTCGTTCAGCAGCTGGCGGCGCGTGGCGGCATCCATGCTGCCGTCGATGCTGGCGGCCGGAATGCCAGCCTGCAGGAACAGTGCCGCCACCGCCTCGGCATGGGCAACGCTGCAGCAAAACGCGATGGCGGTCTGACCTGCCAGGTGCTGCCGGTAGTGGCTAACGCAGTCGCCATGGATGGCGCGCACCTGCTGCTCGGCATCGCGTTGATCGAAGTCACCCATCCGTTTGCGCATCCCGGCAGCGCTGAAGCCCGGCGGTGCCAGCACCCGCGCAGCCGCCAGGTAGCCGTTGTCGGTCAACCACTGCGCGCTCGGGCCTTCGACCATGGCCTGGTAATGCTCGCCAAGGCCGCGGCCATCACCGCGGATCGGTGTTGCCGTCACCCCAAGCAGCTTGGCGGTGTTGAAGTGCTCCACCACTGCCGCCCACGTTCCAGCTGTGGTGTGGTGAGCCTCATCCACCACGATCAGCTGAAACATGTCCCGCGGCAGCCGGTGCAGCCGCCGCGCCACGGTTTGCACGCTGGCCACCTGCACCGCATGGCTCAAGTCCATGGCGCGATTGGCGGCGATGATGCCGTGGTGCATCGGCAGGCTGCGGCTGGCCTGGTCCAGCAGCTCCGCGCGATGCACAAGGATCAGCACACGGTTGCCTTTGCGGCTGGCGGCATCAGCGATGTACGCAAAGCACACGGTCTTGCCACCGCCAGTAGGCAGCACCGCCAGCACGCTGCGCTTGCCGAGCTGGTACTGCAAGCGGATGTCAGTCACCAGCTGCTGCTGGTAGGGGCGGAGGGTCATGGTAAAAAAGATTGAATCGCTATGGTGTTCTAAACGCAGAAATGCGTGACAGGCTAAACAGCGATCTTTTAGCTAAGAGTTGATGTAGTCCTTCATTGAATGAAGCATGGCCACCATGGCGCGGCGATACCTTTGCCGGAATGCCAACCATTTGGCGTGCTGCGATGGGCTGAACTCATGCAGCTTTGTGCCATCCTTGCGTATGCCAAGATGCGC